AGTGTGTGTGTGTGTGTGTGTGTACAGCCTCAAGGGTTTCAGCCGTTTTATTTTTCATAACTTTTACCTCCTTACCAACTATCTACTACATCATAAGTAAGTATCTCTTGACCATTGATATAGCAAGCCTTTTTATTACTACTAATAAAAAATATAGCTTGCCCTATATCAAGTTTTAAAGGTAACGTATTTGTTTCTAAATTATCAACAGCTTGTACCTCAAAATCAAAGGCTTTAGTATTATCTAGTGATAATACTACATCACTACAACTAAATTTACCGTCAGCTATTGTACTGGTCAATGCTTTCCAACTTGACCAAGTACCGCCACTCTCACGGTATCTATATCGTAGTGTTTTTACCTTATTTTTATCAGTATTGTTTATTGTTAATTTTGAATATGTACCACTTACTTTTAATGTCGTTTGATTTTCAAAATTATTTAATCTTGTTACACTAGCGTTGATAACTGGCTTATCATAATCATATACAGTAATATCTTTATATACTAAAGTTGAATTATTACGACTATCATAAGCTCTAATATTTAATCTTTTTGTACCGCTAGATGTAACCACTCCTAAATCTATATTTAGGTCGCTAGTACTATAATCAGCACTTTTGTTTATATTATCAATAATAGCTACATAATTCTTAGCACTTGCTTTTTTATTAGCCACCATTTTATTACTTGAGATTATTGTAGCTTGTAACGTTGATATACCTTTGACCAATACTTGGTCATTACCAGTAATAGCTGTAACCTTAGTATTAGTATCTTTATATGTAAAATCATTAAATGTAGGGTTACCGTTTACTATGGTCATTGTTTTATCAACCCAAGACCAGTAAGTCTCATTACCATTTATTTTAGTTGCAACAAGATATCTAATAGTCATAGAGTTAGATGTACATTTACTACGTAGTAAATCACGTTCGCTATTTGATAAACTAAAAGTATAATTACCCGTGTTAGGTATATCATTTCTTTGAATACTGGTACCAGCAAACTCAAGTCTAGCGTTTATCGGTAACCCTCCAACGTTATTAAATGTCATATATGGGTTAGCCTCGTCGTTAAAATCATTAGCACCAGTTAAATTAGCTTGTCTTGGTATATTATCTAGCGACCAACCACCACTACCGCTACAATTAACCGTAAAAATATAAATAGCAGCCTCAGCGTAAGCCTCAAAATAACAGTTTCCAGCGTTATCGTGATATAGTCTCTTAGTTCCACTTGCTACAACGGTACCATTCCGTAATTGAATACGAGTACTAGAGTTATATACATTTTCCCCAGCTATCCATACATTAAAATCTCCAGCCATATAGTAACCGCTTTTACTACCATTACCTACTAAATTCCAGCCAATATCGGTATAGTTACCCTCTATACTACGAGAATTAACCCACCAACTAAAAGTTAAACCTCTATTATTATAAGAGCTTGTATCAAAAGAGCCACTACTTGCCATTATCTAACACCTCCTAAGTTGACGGTACGAACGCCCAGCCTTGTAAGTCTCCAGCTGTAATAGGTACTATTTTTATTGGTACCATTTTAACCTCGTCCTCCGCCTCTAATTTTTTAACCAAAGTAGTATCTTTATTTAAACTGAATACTTTGGTAATTGTTCCGTTGATGTTAGAATAACCAGCAAACTCAAGAGGAGACATTACTGTATAATCTCCTAAATAAATAGACGACTTAACAAGTACGCCGTCTAAATTTATATTAACTTGAGTGTTCATTATTTCCCCGCTGGCTTGCGTCCATTGGGTTTTATATTCTCCAATAGCTAGCATATTATCAGTAAATGTAGCGTTACTATCAGCCGAGCCATAAAACTCAATATCATAATAGTTATCTTTAGGTAAAAGGGCTTTTATTTCATACTCTCCATAAAAACTATCCTCTCCCTCGTTTAGTTGCATGATATGCTCCTCATTTGAGTTATAAAGTTTTACGTAGCACGTACCAGTTACATCTTTTTTTATTTTAGTAGAAAAAGTGTAATAAGTTTTTTCCTCAGCTGGTATATCGTTACTATCAACTTTTACATATACTCTTTGTGTTACTTTTTTATTTAACAAAGTAAACACATGACCACTAGCTCCACCACTTGCTAACGCCTCGGGGCTACTAGAAATTATTAAATTACCGTCGCCCTCAACCTCCCAGTTATTTGGGATATTATTATCGTCATAAGCAAACATAACCGAGTTTTTTATTAAATTACTACCACCACTATTTTGGACGCTGTTTATAATGTTATCTATATCTTGATAAACTTTTGTAAAGTTTTCGTATACTACACCGTCCTCCTCGTACATATCAGTAACTAACTCCTCAATATACTGTTCTTGCTTATTTACAATAATTTCGGTATTTTTTATTCTTTTAGCTATTGTAGTAGCATATTGATATTGAGTTTGTGTCTTTGTTTCCGCTACTGTTTTTAAGATTTCTTTAATACCTCCGTCAATAGTTATACTAAAGTTAAATAAGGTTGTATTAAATGTATCTCCAGTGTCATTTATAATATCAAAATTATCAGCTATTTCGTACCAGCCTAAGCCCTCCGTTGTTGTTTCAAAAGGATAATAACTTATACCATGTAAAGCGTTATATATAGGTGTCATAGCATTATCACGGTCTTTGTCTATAATTTCGTTATTTTCGATTTTATACTCAGTAAGACCGTTTGCTTGTATACTTTCCTCGTCTCTCATATAGATATTATCCTCTTGAGGCATACGAGATAATACAACGCTATTTATTTCTCCATATATAGGCTCTAGCTTTAATTTTTTCATATTATCATAAGTTAAAGTCTCCTCAGTATTATAGATAGACTTAAAATATACTTTGTCGTCATTACTTATAATACAAGTTGAGGCTGTAACTTGAGCTATTTGTACTAAAATATCACGATAAGTAATACCGTTGATATTTTCCCATAACTCTTGATTTATCAACCAGTCAGCATGGGTAAAAGTTTCATTACCCAAAACAAGACCACATCTACTACATAATATTTGTGTGTACTCATATAACGTTATTGGATACTCAATATTTAATTTTGAATATTTAGTCATTGAGTTTATCATTTTGTCATAACCAATAATTTGAGTAACACCAGTATCTTTGGTCGTAGTAATTTCAGTAATTAAAAAAGACCCATAATCTAGGTACTCAAAGGTACCGTTAGGTAGTTTTACACCAAACCCAACGTGTACCAATTTACCTAGTAAATTATGCTCTCCTAAATACTTACCCTCTAATTTTCTCATAGCTGTTTTACACATACCCGTATCACAGCTAATTTTAAAAGATATTAAATCGTCAGCACTTGTAATTTTATTATCTTCGTCTAGCTTAATATAAGCGTCTAGCTCTTTTACTGGCTGTTTCATAGCTGTTTTAAAATCATTACTTATAGCTATCATGCTTAATACCTCCTTTTAGAGACTGGTACCAAAGACACAGTAAAAGGCTTATAAAGTCCTTTTGACTTACTAAGTATTTCAGTAGCATAATCTCCAGCGTAGTACTTAGCGGTTGTCGTGCCTTGCACTCTAACATCAAAATACTCGACCGTAAAATAATCTTGGTCGAGTAATTGAGTAAGTGTTGCCATTTCTTCTTGAGTGGTAACACCAATATTTAACTCTATCTTTGGATATATACCGATAAGTGTAGCTCTTACGTCTCCACTCATATTACGGTCGGCGTCTTTCCAAAGTTTATTACGTCCAACTTTGTAATTAACAATAGCGGGTATTCTTACACCGTTGATTTTAACTAAATCTCCGCTGTATATCATAAGTCAAACACCTCCCCGTTAGTTTCAAAGTCTTTATCTTTCATACCTTGTATGAATTTATCAAGTATAGTATCCTCTCCAATTTTTACTACTAATTGAATAGGGTTACTATTATTACCTCCTATTTTGTCAGCTAATTTATCGGTTAATTGATTTATCCAACTTGTATTACGTTCTAGTGGCATAACAGCCTCTTTACCAGCCTCTCCAACCATAGCAATAGTTGGGCTATCAATAATACCACCTCTAGCTAATTTAGGTATTTTAGGTATATTGATACCTTTACCTCCAACAGCTGGTACCCAGTCTGGTATCTTGATTTTATTTAAACCACTAATAAAAGCATTGATACCGTCTATAATTAAATTTATAGGAAATTTAAAAATACCAACTAAACCGTCAACAATATTTTTAAATACATCTTTTACTCCGTTCCATGCTTTTTTCCAGTTTCCAGTAAAAATACCAGTAATAAAATCAATAACTCCGCCAAGTATTCCAAAAATAGCACCGAAAACGTCGCTTACTACTCCTAGTACACTACCAAGTACGCCACTTATTAAGCTACCTAAATAGCTAAATACTGGGCTTAGTTTTTCAAGTATCCATGTTACTATTGGTTGTATAAATTTGTTATAAATTTCTAAGGCTCCATTGACTAATTTACCTACAAAATCGCCTACTTTTTCCACCATTTTACTTAAATGATTATCCCATAACCAAGATAAAGTCTCTAAAAATGGTGTAATAATTGGCTCAAGTACGTTATCCCATATACTTTGGAATAAAGCTATTGTTTTTGTAGCAAACTCTCCTATATTATTGATAAGTGGTTTACCGTGCGTATTCCATAAATTTACAAGCGTACCGCTAAAATCAGCCCATACTTTAGTTATTAACTGTATCGCTGGGTCAATAGCGTCAGCCCATATAGAATTAAATACACCAGTTACCCCGTCAATAATAGGTTGACCCCAAGTTTCAATACCAACTTGTACATCAGTCCAAAAAGTAGTCCATAAAGTACTCATGTTAGTTAGCATTGTACTAACATTTCCCTCTATATTAGACCAAGTCATTTGTAGATTTTGCCATAAATTTAAGCCTAGTGTACTCCAGTAGTCAAAAACAAATTGACCATAAGTTGTTACAGCTCCAGCGAACGCTTGGACTGGGGTAGAGTTCCATATAGAGCTTATAACCTCTCCAACACTTTTAAACGCATTTTTTATATTTTCAGCGATAGCGTCAGTTTTACTACTTACCCAGTCTAAGTGGGCGTCATATTCTCCTAAGTCGAAGTCTAGTCCTCCAGCACTAGCACCTCCACCTCCAGTACCACTAGAGCTACTATCACTAGAGTTGTCTTGTAATACGTTCATTTCGTCAAAACTAGCTAAAGTACCTTTTAATTTTTTAGCTTTTTTATTAGCGTCGTCTAAACCACTACCTAAACCACCAACGTTAGAGCTTATTTTAGCTGTTTCGTTGCTGGCATTAGTACTTTTTAGACCCATAAATTTAGCTAAAGTATTTAACGCCGACGTGATAAATTTTACAAATGCTGTAATATATGGTAAAACAGCACTTATCACAGGCATTAAAAAATTAGAAAAAGCTAGTCCTAGTTGACTAACTTGATTTTTTAATAATCTCAACTGGTTAGCTGGACTATTTATTGTACGGGCTAAGTCTCCTTGAGCATTACCCGTTTGTTTTAATATAGCAACATAACGAGCAAGTACTTTTTGTTGCTGTGTTAATTCAGCACCATTTTGAGCTATACCCTCGCTATAAGCTACTTGTTTTACAGTATTCTCGTCTACTAAGATACCCAACGCCTTTAATGGCTCAGTTTCTCCAGTAAGACCAGCTCTTAACTTATTAAAAGCCTCGCTACTGTCTAGGTTATAAAAAGACGCCATATCTTCGCTTAATAAACTTATACCTTTTGACATCTTTAAGGCGTTATCCTCAGCTACTCCCATTGAGCTAGTCATATTATAAATAACACCCGTATTTTTTCTCATGGCGACAGCATTAAGACCTAGTGCGTTAGCCGTTTCCTCGCTCCAGTCTCGTACACTATCAGCCCATTTGCCTAAAGATGTCTCAAATAAGCTATCGCTTTCGACAGCGTCCATACCCATTTTTATACTATCTTTTATAACTTTACCAATACCTAAAGCAACGATACCAGTTTTTAGCTTTTTAAAAGCGGATGTAATACCACTTTGGCTTTTATCAGCACTCTTTTTTAGACTGGCTATTGTTGAGTTAGTTTTAGCAATTTCTTTTTGTAACGCTGTTGTATTGGCTGTTATTAAGACTTGTAACTCGTCAACTGTCATTTAATAACACCTCCCATTTTTATTGTGTTGCGACGAGCTTGTCTCTCCATTTCCTCGTCGGTCATAGGCTTTAAATCGGTGTCTTTTTCAGTAAACGGCTTACTTGGGTAGTGCTTAGGGTCATTTACTCCATAAGCTACATACTTACCTAAAAGATAATTTAATGTATCTACCTCTTTAAGTCTTTGTTTTTCCTTTTCAATAAACACTTTGACATACTTTTCCCATTGTTTTGGTGTTAAAGTCCAAAAATAATGGAGGTCAAGACCTATTCTAATAGCGTCCTCCTCCATATCTCGCCACATATCGCCAAAGTATTTATATGTTTTTATAGGCTGTTGTCGATTTGTTCGTTCAACTGAGTTTGACGTTTCGTTTTCAAAGTTCTTATCTTCTCCAAGTCCACGTCTCTCGATAAAAAACCGCCGTTAATTAAAGCCTCCATAATATCCATAACTAACTCGTCTTTATCGTTTTCAGCTAAGTAATTGTCAATAGTAGATATTGCCACGTTTTTACTTACACCATGTACTCCGTTATCGTCGATTAGTCCTTTTTGGATAAATAAAGCTAAATTTCCAATAGTAGTATCAGCGATACAGTTTTCTATTGGTAGCTTTTTACTTTGTTCTATTTCGTCTACTTTTGTAGCATTATATTTTAAATTTAATTTCATTTTTAATATCCTCCTATTTTCTTAGTTTTTTATACAAAAAAAGCGGGAGACCAGCTATAAACCGACCTCCCATATTATTAAGCCGATTTAGTATATACTGGTTTACCGCTAATACGTAAAGTAGCTGTAAAAGTAGCTAAACCGTCCGTAGTTTTTTCTCCGTCTTTGAAAGACTTAACAAAAGCCTTAAATACCCATTTAGCACCACTTGGATGATTTACAGTCCACTCCTCGACGCTTTGGCTTTCAGCTAAAGCTAGCATTTTCTCAACATTACTTTCGTCTTTGATATTACCAGCTAAACTTACCTCTCCAGCGTCTTTAGAGCCAGCGATAAACTCTTTATAGTTATCTGGGCTATCTAAATCAGTTGCGTCTATTTCTTCACTTTCGACACCTATTTCTCCAATAGATGTTAAGTTAGCAATTTTTAAGTCGCTTTGTTCGTCTCCACTCTTAGTTTTAGTAAGAGTAGTACCCATTGTACGAGTAGCTTGTTTAATTTCAGCCATTACATTACCTCCTTTTAGTTAAACTATTTTGGTAAATCTACTCAATATATGAAATAGATTTCCGTTATTTGGCACGTCGTTTGAATACGACATCTTGTATAGATTTTTCCTCATTATTTCCTCAACTTGAGATAATACTTTACTAGCTTTTACACTATCCTCAGCCCATATATCTATAACTATCTCTAAATCTTGACTTATGATATTATTATCTAGGTCATAATCTAAAGCATTATTACCTACGCTAAATATAATAGCTGGTAACTCGTTAAATGTAGCGGGTTGAGTTTGTGATACATAATAATTTAATTGTTTCAAACTGTTGTAAACATCACTTTTAGGTAAGTACATTACTATCGACCTCCTTTACAATTTTTAGATAAATTGTCTTTTACACCGTCTTTAAATAATTGTTTTATGTATTTCTCATTTTGTTTAAGTGCTGGATACATATAAGGTTGGGCAACTTGTCCTTTAGTTCGGTAAAAAGTCTCGCCTCCGTCGGGTGTAAATACCCATGAGCTATCACGATATGATAGATTAAGACCCTCTACTTTATAAGGGTAGCTACCATTACCTTTAATACCAGTACCAAACTCAACGTAAGGAGCATACTGTACATTAGTAAAAACACGTCCCTCTAAATTCTCGCCTTTTTTATTAACCTCCATGTGTATACTACCAGCAAGGTTACCCGTATCAACTGGAGCGAGAGATTTAGCTTGAGCGTGTACTACTTTTGTAGCTTGTACCATTTTCTCCTTTAAGTCCATATCAGCAATTTTATTTAGACGTTGCATTAAACGGTCAACGTTTTTTATTGTTACTGTCGCCATTTTGTAGCAACTACGAGTAAATGACTATCACTAGGTAGAATATCAGTAACATTGTATATAATTTCTTGATATTTAATAATATCGTTGATTTTAAGTAATTTATAGTCCGTTGTTATTGATACATCTATGTTATAGTCAAGCCCGTACTCCTCTTGTATTTGTTTACAGTTTGAAAAATTAACATTACCTTTAAATGTATCTATTACATCATAACCTTTAGTATTTACGCCACCCTCGGCGTCAATAGTAGTAGTTTTAACTAATATTGATACCTCTTTGTCATAAAATACCTTAGCTATTTGTTTCGTCATATTTTTTGGGATATACAACTTTAACCCTCCTATATCTACTAAGTAACCCCGTAAAACCAGTAAACAACTCCTCGTCGCTTGCTGTTGTAAAATACTTGGTTACCTCGTTGGCGTAACTAATAGACTGTCCGTTATCGCTAATACTTGTAACAACTTGGTCGACAGCTGTATTGTCCTCGCTTGATATTTCTATCTCTTTTAGACATCTCTTTAAACCAGTATTAACTATATTAGCTAAAATACGCTCTAGCTTAGTAGGTATAGTCTCGCTGTTTAAATAAAGTTGTACTCTATCTAATACCTCGCCGATAGCAAAATCAACTAAGTCTTTGTCTATCGTTTCAATATTTTTATTTATAATTTTTAAGTATTTCTTTATGTTAGCGATTATCTCGTCCATATTCACACCTCCTTTAGTAGTAGACTTTTATAACTAATTATTTTCTTTAGCACTAATTAACTCTAAAAGCTCAGCTTTAGTAACTTTTTTAGCGTATTCGATACCTAGTTCGTCAGCTTTTGCTTTTCAATTCATTTAAAGTAGACTCTTTATCAGCCTTTTTATCTTCTACTAATTCGTATACATCAGTATATTTTTCATATTGAGAGATTAGTTTTTCGTTTGTTACGTGTTCTAATACTCCAGTTTTTAAATTTTTAAATGTTTTCATAAGTTCCACCTTTTCCTTTTCTAATTTTTAATTTTTTGTTATTTTTGACTTAATTACATTTTTTCAACGTATTTAATTAAGTCTGGCATAACAGCCTTTGTACCTTTAGAGAAAAATAACTCTAAACCATAGTCGTTAGATAATGGTATTTTTTCAGCGTCGTACTCGTCAGTAGTAACTAATTGACCAACAGCTCCGTCTATCATACAAATAGCGTCTTTTGTTTGTCTATGATTACTATAAATTCTAACTTTGTGGAAAATTTCGTCATTTAGACCGTTAATTGAGTTTGGTACACTATCAATATAGTTAGCTAATTTACCGTATACAGCTGGTGTAACAGTTAAAACTAACATATCACGGTCAACACCGTCAACCCAGTCATTTACAGTAGTTTCAACACTTTGGATAAGTGCCTCTAATTTTTCAGCTAACGCTGTAATTTCAGCTGGTATAGTTAAATTTGTACCTTCTTCCTCAGCTTTAGCAAAAAATTGAGTATCAAGATAAGCTATCATACGTTTAATATGATTAGTTTTTCTCTTTTCAGCAATACCACTAACTCCATGTAATTTTAAGTCTTTTTTAGTAAATTCTTCCACGATTTCTTTATCAGTATCAACGTTAATTGTTACCTTACCACTATTTTTTAATTTATCTCCCTTACCATTAGTACGAGCTGTACCCTTATCATTTACTTTAGCGTTAGAAAATCTTGAGATTTCAACACTACCAGTAGTAGGGTCTCCACTATAATTTTTATTTTTAATTTGTTCACTAATAGCTCCTTTTTGTACAGCCTCGATAACTTCGCCGTATGTTTCAGCTAATTTGTCTTTTTCTTCGTCGCTTATATAAATATTTAAAGCGTCTTGTCTTGCCATATATACATCACTCTCCTATTTGTTATTTATTTTTTGGCATTAAAAAGCCGACGCAACTTTTTTAGTCTTGTCGGTATTGTTATTATTTGAATTAGAAAAGTCCGTTGGTGGAGTGCCTTTTAATTTATCAGTTACTCCAGTCTCTACCGACTTACTGTATGTTTTTGCTAGTTTTTCGATATTATCCTTTGTCTTGTTTTCGTCTAAATCTACAACAAAGTCCACTAAGTCAATAGGGATATTTTTTTGGCTTAGTAATTCTTTAGCTTGTAACTTTCTTTCACGTAAAGTAATATCGTCCTCACGTGCTTTAAGTTCAGCCTCTCTCTTACTTTTAGCCTCCTTTTCTCTTTCTTCCTCAGTTAATTTAGCTTTTCTTTCATATTCAGCGATAGCACTAGCGACAGCGTCTTTGATAGCTTGTTCGTTTTTGGCTTTTTCTTCGCCTCTTATTTTTCCAGCTAAATTATCCATATCAGCTTGAGAAAAAGTTTTATTTCCAGCGTTCTTATCCTCGTTTGTAGGTACATTAGCTGTATTAGTACCTTGAGTAGTATTTTTGTTATCTTCCATAGTTAGACAACTCCTTTCCTCCGTTTTACGCCCGTCGGCTAAATTAAATAAGACGCAAGATTTTAATATTTTGCGTCTATCTATGAAAAAAGACGCTTGTATGCGTCTTAATTCCAAAATATGTATTGGATAAGGGAGCTACCGCTATTACTGTATCCTTTTACACCAACTCACTACACGTTTATAAGCGTTCTTACTTGTTGGTAACCAATTATAATTTATGGGTGTAGCTCCTAAACCTCACATGAGCTACGTGTCTCGCCCCAGTTTTACATCAATAATTATTAGCATATATAAATAAAAACTAAGCAAACGTCTATACTAGAATATAAAAGGGGGTTTCTTTGAAAAACAATAATAAATAAGTTCAACTGGAGAGATTTCCAAGCTATTAGTCCCACATATCATTTGGGTACAACTCTAAAATATCATAAAAATTAGGTATATCACTAATTGATTTACCATTTTTTAAGTCGGTTAATACTTTTATCTTTTCGTCTAGCATTTTATCGCTATCAACATCAAAAAACTCTAACATTGGCTCGTATATTTCGCTCAATAATTGCATTATTTTAATTTTTTTCTCTTCCATATTAACCTCCTAGCGTTTCCATTAAATTATCCAACTCTTTAACTAAATTAGGTTTATCAGCTTTTAGTAATTCTACAAGGTCGGGTCTTGTAATGCTTAAAGCTCCATAATCGGCGACGATTTCTTTTACTCTTTTTTCTCTATTTATAAAGTATCTTGTACCGTGTCCGTATGATACTGTACCCATATCTCTATATTTACCACGACTTAAAGCGTCGTAAATATCTTGTAAATTACTTATACCTCCACCCATATAATTACGCTCAATAAATTCAGCCTCTTTACTTTCCTCACGCCATAATTTATTTATTTTAGACCACTCAGCTTTATATTCTTTGTAGTCTATTTCGTGAGATTTCAATTTACTCTTAAGCATATCATACATAGGGTTGTATTTTGTTTTTATATTTTCTCTATGTATATTACATTGGGCGTTAAACTCGTCAAATAATTTTTGAATATCACTACCAATACTAGCGTCGTCATTTACCACCACATCTAATAGCTTACTATTTGCTACACTACTATAAGTAGTACCTTTACCACTCATAAAGTCTATAAAGTGCATATTTTCGTGTAGTGCTGTATTGATATTTCCAATATCGTTAGCGTCTTTTATATTTGGTATTGTTAATTTTACATCACTAACCGCTCCCGTAGAGCGACTTGTTTTATATGTAATTGAGCTGTTTTTTGCGTGTGATACTTTAAAATCATATCTAGTATATTTATCCATATTTTTATATACATTTACAACTTTAGGGTCAGCCTTAGGGTTATTTATTGCGTCAATAAATAATTGACTGTTTTGAGCCTCTTTTGTTGTTCTTAATTAAGCTGGTAAATTATCCAACGCCATTTTATTAGTATTACTAACTGGTTTAAGTACATCTTTAGGCTCAATTTTAACGCTCTTAGACGCTTTGACAACTGGTTTAGTGGGTAATTCTCCGTCTCGTTTCGTCTCGGTACCACCTAAACCGTTATTTTTAGCCCACTCTTTGTAACTTATATTGTCTATAAGCTCAGTTTTACCAGTTATAGGGTTTCTAGCTCTACGTTTTAGTGTTTTCTCAGCCTCCTCGCCCAAGTATCCACGTGTTTTACTACGACAATTAGGGTGTAGAGGTGGGAAATTAACCCCAACCTCTTTATCTTTATACTCATATACCTTACCGTCGTGATTTTGGCACGTTTCACTTGTACGACTATCTAAAGTAGCAACAAAAACATATTTATCAATACCAATTTCCTCATAAGCCATAGCGTCAGCCTCATTGTTAAAGTGGTTTGTTTCAGTTCTAACTAAACGCTCAGCATAATACTTACTAACATTAAATCTATCTTTAATTTGTTTAGTAGTTTTTTCTATACTTTGACCACTTAATAACGCACCACCAAGTACTTGGCTTAGGCTATCAGCTAGTATATCAGTATTACCCCATATACGTTGGCTGTAATTTGCACCGCTCCATTTTTCATTTAAAATAGAGTTAAGCAAGTTATTATCTATTTTATTAAAACTAAAGTCATAACCAGTACCCATTTGTGTATCATAAACAGCTTTATAATAGCTATTATTTATGACACCTTTGTAGCACATTGTTTGCTCCAGTTCCTCTTTTGGATATATTTGTTTAGCCTTAGCATATATTTGAGCTTGTATTTGCTCTAGCCTAGAAATACGAGACTTATAATTGTCTTTTATGTATTTATCTAAACCTTGACGTTTCATTTGCTCCCACGTCTTTTTTGTTTCGCTACGTGTAAGTAATTCTTTTAGCTTTTGTACATCTAAACCAGCCTCTTTGGAATAGTTTTTATATACTCTTGCTATTTCTCCCTCAACGTCTTTATATGCTTGCTCATATATATTTTTTATACGTTTAATATAAGCGTCGCTTGTTTTTTCAGCCTCATTTAAACGTTTTATAGCCCTTTTATCCCAATAATTAGACGATTTTACAACATCTTTAACAGTAGGTACATCAAATATAGCGTCTTTGTTTTGAATATTAAATATATTATCACTCATAACGCCTTTTTTATTTTGTAATTTTACATACTTATCTAAAGCTCTATCTTGGGCTTTTATCCACTCACTATATGTATCGTCGTTAAAATATCCGCTTTTCATAATAGCGTCAAGACGTTTATACTCACTATCAAGCTCCAGTATTTTAGCGTCGTCTATCTTATCAGTAGGTAAAAAGTCGTCCGTATCTATTTCTACCTCAAAAACGTGGCTATATTTCCACTCTTTATAGTCATTTGCTTTACTATAAGCTATTGCCTCGTTTTTATCAGTAGTAAAATAAATACCATTACCTAAATTACCACCGCCACCATATCCTTGAGCTTTTATATTCTTATCGTAAAAGTCTTTGATGTACTTTTCTAGTTCTTCCTTAGTATCGGCACCAATACCTCTATAAACTTTTATTTTAGCCATAGATTAGTACCTCCTAGCTGTTTAAAGTATCGTCCAAAGTATTTTTATTATTTTCCACACTTTCGCCCATATTTTCTTGAGCTTGTCCGTCATTATTAGCGTCTCCTATTTGATTACTTGCAAATAAACTGTCGTATGGGTCTTTTGGCTTAGCCTCGTCCTCTTTTTTCTTTAACTCAACTATTTCGCTAGCGTCTTTAACAAAAGATAATTGGGATACTAAAGTCTCAGCGTCAACATAGTCAGCTAAGTTATTTATCATTTGTGAGATTTCATAATCATTACTTGGTAAATTACGCTTAAATACAGCGTCAACCTCCTCAATAGGTACCTCACTCATTTTAGACAACGCTGTTAAGTAGTTATTATATAACTCAAAACGTTCCATTAGTCCTTTTTCCATATAACGCTCTTTGTTTTTAATGTTTTGCTCAAACGCCAATAACTTATATCTAATAGCAACACCGCTACTATTACCAACAAACTCTTTATCGCTCATATTAGGTACCATTGATATTTTGTGTATATCATTTTCGATATTTTGTCTTAATATATCAACGTCTCCCTCTTGTAGCGTCTTAACTAAATACTCAACTCTACCGTCAGTAGGTATATTAGCTAACATACGGCTATCTTTTAACATCTCGGCTTGTTCGTCGTCAAAGTCCATACCGTATAAGCATAAAATAGCGTCTACTAATTGCTCTTTATCATTAACTCTATCACTTTGTAATAAATTATAAGCGTCAATTAAGCTAATAACTGGCTCATAATCTCCTAAAAGCTCGGGGTTATTCTTATAAGCTATTAGTGGCACCTTACCAAACTTATGAGGTTGTATTTTACCTTGTTTAGTAAGTGTTTTATCATTTGATTTATAATTTATTATTTGCTTATCGTCTACAAAGATAATATCCCAGTATTTAAACTTTTCTCCCTCTTTAATTTCTCTATAAATTAAACCAAAAAGTTTATTATGTTCTACTGTATCGTCGTAAACAATAATGGCGTTTTTATTATCTATTTCGCAACTACGAGGCTCAGCTTTTTCATTAGCATAAACATACTCGTATTGCATACCAAAAATAGATATATCTTTAGCTATCTCACTATCTAAGTCATTGATAGTTTGCTTTTTATATGCGTCTAATATTGGCTCTATCTCATAACCCTCGCTAACTTGATAGTCAACTGGGTTACCAAGTAAATAGCCAACGTTAGTATCAGTAATATACTTAGCATGATTTATCATTACTTTATTGTTTTTTAATCTATCGTCTTTTTGACGTGATACTATATCGTGTTTACCTATGTAATAGTTTTCTAACATTTCAAAACGTTTTTTATACTTTTCGTTATATGCTATTACATCATTTAATATAGTATTTGTTATTTTTGTACCTTTTGGCAATGTATACATTTCTTACACCTCCTTATAAGCCAGCTGGTTTACTATAAACCTTAGGCGTTTTAGTTCCTTTTATGTATTTATTTAGACCATATCTAATAGCGTCTATTGTATGGTTAAAGGTATCAACTGGCTCATTGATGTACTCTCCAGTCTTTTTATCCTTTTTCCATGTGTAGTTTTCTAGCTCCTCAATGACTTTGTAGCAACGCTCGTCTACTATTAACTCGTATTGTTGTATCCATTGGATACCATGAATAATAGACCCTTTACCTTTCTCGGTAGGGTCTATGTTAATACCTTTGTCTTTGATTTCGTCTATACTTTTACGCTCAGCACAGTCTCCATAAGATTTATCCTTAGATAGTCCTAAGTCTATCATTGTCTCAGCTATCTCGTCGTTTTTCATACCTTTACGTACATACTCCCCAGTAACGTAAATCTTTCTTTTGACTATATCAATATAACCCCAAACAATAGCCGACGGGTCATTGATGTAACCAAAGTCTAGTCCTATCCAACGTTTTAAGCCTTTGACATCATTTTCACTAATTATTTTAGTAGTATATGTACCAAAAACTAACTTATCTAAAGTAGCAAACTCTCCTAAAGTATAAATACGATAGTAAGCTGGGTTACGATATTGTAACCTCTCAAGCTCAGCCACATAATCAGCACTTAAAAATTTGTTATCTTTGTAAGTAGTTTTGATAATCTTTACATTTAAAGGTATTTCTCCAGTAAAGAAATAACTATAAACCCAGTTCTCTTTTGAGATAGGGTTAAACATCAAGTATATTTGTGGAAAATCAACCAACGCTCTTAGACGTAAGTTTAACTGTGTAAACTCGTCCTCAGTTAGCTCAGTAGCCTCCTCAACAACAATATCCGTGATACCGTCAATAGACTTGATTTTTTCTTCGTCGTCTAAACCTTTAAATATAAAAATAGAGCCATTGGGTAGCTCTATCTCAAAATCACTCCTATTTATTCTACATTGGTCATAATAACCGCTATTACGTAGATGTGTCAGCATAAGCGACCATATTGAGTGTTTTATTGTACGTTGTATTTTTCTTATTACTAATACAGTACGTTTATATTTTAATGCTTTAAGTAATACCTTTTGTGTAGCTCCATAAGACTTACCACTACCAGCACCACCCATATAAACCTCTATACGGTGTGAGTAGTCGTCTATACCATTGTAAACCCAGTCATTAAATATAGCGGGGTTTAACTTTTTAGCCACTTATATTACTCCTCTATAAACCAGTCAGTATCAACAACTTTGACCTCTCGTTTTTCAACAAAAGCACCTTTGGACTTGGCTAGTAATTCACTAGCTTTGATACGGTCTTGCATTTTAGCGTCCTCGTCGTTAAATGTTTCAGTCCAAAACTTAAAAATGTCCTCAAGCTCAGCTATACTATCGTCTTTAATTTCTTTACTTAGCTCAGCTCTACGCTGTTCGATAATATCTTTAAATTTGATACTATTTTGATACCCCATAGCTCTAGGGTTTTTAAGTTCATATCCAGCGTTGATAGTTGCCTCAGTTAAGTTATTACACTTAATATACTCGTCTATCCATTTCTCTTGTTTAGGAGTTAGTTTGTCGCCTACTTTGTAGACTTTTACGTTTTTAATAGCCATAAACCGTACCACCTCCTTTATTGTTTAATACTGAGTTATTATTTGTCAGTTTTTGCTGGTTTAGTTGCTGGTTTTGGCTGTTCTTTTACTGGTATAAGTTCTATCCTATTACCATATAAAGTAACAAAATATCTCCCGTCTTTATCGGGTGTAACCTTAATAACGTTATCCATGTTAGCGTCCTCCTTTTCGACATAAGAAAAAAGGACGCTCCTTTTGGAGTATCCTTTATTGTATTTATACATTATACATATTAGCACCTTTTTTACTGTACTTTCACTGTACTTTTTAAAAATTTTATAAAAATAATGGTCAGTTACTGTACTCTACTACTGTACAAAATAAAAAAGTGCCTAAAAATAAGCACTTTTGCGTTATCGAGCTTGATTACCATAGCCAAAATTAGCTACTTTTTTAACATCTTTCTTTATTTTGTTATAGTAATTTTTCCATATTGTACGTGTTTCTTTACCGCTAAGCTCGGCTATATTATCAACAGCTTTAGAGACATTTACACCTTTTACAACTATTTCATAGTATAATTTATACTCTAAACCAGTCATTTTAGCTAAACTATCAGTCATATTGTTTAAATATCCTTGTAACTTATCCACATTTTGTTGTTGATAAGTTATTTCGTCAGCCAAAGACTTACCAGTTCCTATATCTATCTCATGTAATTCGTGTAAATAATCAGCCATTTTATCGTTATTGTGTTCTCCTCCGTCTACCATAACCTCTTTTAGCTTAGGAGTAAGAGGAAAATACTTACAATGTAGCTTTTCTTTTCTATCCATTAGTAGGCTTAGCCTAGTTTTAGCCATTTCTAACTCGCATTTTGTATCGGTATAACTATGTGTGGTAAACATATATCTCCTCCTTAATCGTTTGTAGTTTCAAACATTATTTTATTAAACTCTTTAGCTACGTCTTTAAATGTATCAGTTAAATTATTTATTAAGCCTTTTTCTTGAGGTACATTTATAGCCTCAATATTTATAGTATCCAGCTCGTCAGCTTGTTTACGATAATCTATTGATTTGATACGATAAGCGTTACCATTATAAACTATTATTTCAGTCTCTTTAGATGTAATATCGTCCAATAATTTTTTATATTTAGCTTGTAACAACATATATTTTAAATTTAAGTCTGTATCGGGTTGAGCATATTTACAAATATCCATTTTCAAAGTTAATATTTTCTTGTCCTGTTCTTTTATTTCCTCTCGTAGTCTCTCATTTTCTCTTTTTAGTAATTCTTTACTTAGCATTTTATCCCTCCTTATGCTTTCGTATCCAATTTAGATATGTACTAAAACATCTAGTACAAAAGTCAAAATTGTGTTTATTCTTGTATAGTCCATAAGCTCTTGAGTTATCATATTCTTGGTGTACCAACCTATGAGGTTTAGTATCCAAGACCTTATGACATATACAGCATTTATATATTTTAGTTATTGGCATTGGCTACCTCCTACTCATAATACTCATATCCCTCATAGTTGCTGGCGTTCATATAATAATTATCCCATAACGCCTCATTTTCAATACGTAGTTTGATTAGTTCTTGGGCTTGACTATCTATTAACTGGTCTTTTTCAGTTATTATTTGATTACATTTATAAATTTGAGTAATTAGACCAATAATTATAAGTATTAAAGCACCAACTAATAATATGTACACTAACTTTTTACTCATTAGTAACCTCCTCAGCCATTTCGATTACCTCGCCATTTACTTTTTTAGCTATTAACTCCGCTGTATTTTTGTTAAAATTACGCATAATCTCTTTTGACAATTCAATTTCGCCTATGTATCCGCCTATCATATCAATACCTCTAACATAGTACTCGCCAACTTTAACTACATACATCACTCAAACGCCTCCTCGTCAGTAATAATATTTTTATTTTTAATAATTTCCTCAATTTGTAACTTTGTATAACACTCTTGGTATAGCGGTATACGTTTACCATTTACTAATTTATATACTTGATACAAACCGTATCTTGGATAATCTTTTATTTTAACAAGTTCAAGCTCAACATCTTGTCCTTGCACTTTCTTTTTTATTTTCATATCAATTACCTCACTTTTTTTTATTTAACTAACCCCCATTGGTTACGCATTTTTAAAAATGCGTAACCGTGCTTTTACCCTTTATTTATATAGCTTAAATAAAATTGGGTTACGGAGTTACGCATTTTTTGTCTATATTCTTT